CTGTTGTTTCTCACGCTCAAGCATCAACTTAGCAGCTTCTTTCTCACGCATCAATTGCATCTCAAGAGCAGCCTTCTGTTGTGCCATCTCCATGTCAATCTGTTGTTGCTGTTGCTTCAACTGAATGTCAGCTTGTGCTTTAGCTTGGTTAGCTTGAATCTCAGCTTGTGTTCGAGCCATGATTGCTTGCACTTCTGGAGGCATTTGCTGTGGCCGTGGAGGAGGATTCGAGAGCATCTGGTCTTGCTCTGGTGTGATTGGTTTGTAGAACTCAGCAGAGTCCTTAAAGCCAGCAATTTCAACCATGCGTCCCAATGTAGAACGATATTGAGCAGGGGAGACATAAGGATTGGCAGGGCCGTACTGAGCAATCAACTGCTCTTGTTTAGCCAGAACCATTGACAACATAGCCATTTGCTCTTGTCGGTTGCCAGCACCCAAACCTACGTTAATAGCCACATCGTATTGGTTAGCCCATGTACGAGGGTCAAACTCTACGAACTCACCACGCATACGAACTAAACGAGGCTTGTCTTGGTACTTGCACAAGAGATGCAAGATTCCTTGGAACAAAGACTTAACACCAGTCTCTGCAAAGATTCGAGCCATCAGTTCAATCTTACCTGCGCCAGCTTGTTGCATCGAGGCAACTGCTGCTGCTGTGACATTCTGCAAGATAGCAGGGTCAAGACCTTGTGAAGCATCAGATACACCAGTACGCTTAGACTGGACTGTATCCAAGTACTGAAGCATCGGGAAAGCCTGTGCTGCCACATTCTGCACAACCAGTTGTTGAACAGCATTAGGTGACTTAGCACGAATAACACCACCTGCGGTAGATGTAAGCAAATCGTCAAGGTTAACCTGACCCTCAACAGCAACCACTCGTGCATTGTTTGTCAGATACAAGTTATCCAACATCTGACGAGTGATAGTAGTCTTAATTAGTTGCAAGTCAGTTGTTCGGTCAGCAAGTGAGTTGCCAAAGAACTTGTGTGGAATTGGGATTGGGCAGATTGAATGGAATGGAACATAGTCCACTTCCTCAACCATTTCCTTACCATCCTCATCTTGGAGAATCTCGTTTGAAGCGTAGAAAACCTGAGTCAGAGTAGCAATACCTTTGCCATTCATGTCAGTTTTAACATAGCACTCAAAGACCTCAATCTCTTGCATAGATGGGTCATCAGTCTGAACTTGGTAAGGCTGCTCACCAGCAGAGTAACGAGCAACTCGCTCTGGTGTGTATGCCAAAGCATCATCCATCTGCAAGGATTCAACTTGCTTCTTGTTGAAACCCATAGCAATCAAGTCGCTACGAGTCAACATCTGACGATGGGCTACGAATGGGCTGTCGGCAATAGTACGAGCCTTCTTGCTAATCAAGAACTCCTCTGGAGGAACATTCTCAATCGTGACTTTGCCTGATTTCTTACGCTTTTGGACTACGACATTGTGCGTAGAACCCATGACTGGCATACCAGTTGGGTCAATGACTGGCTGACCCATTGGGTCATAGATTGGAAACTCTGTCGTATCTTGCTCGACAATTTCCATGCTTTCATCACTCATCAGCATTGCCAACTCGTCATCAGACAAGTCAAAGTAACGCTCTTTTGTAATGTCTTCTTTATCTTCCCAATATGCTTTAATGATGCCGTTCTTCTGCATCAAAGCATCTTTGAACCAGTCATGCAGAATGGCTACGCCTTCGTTGTCACGCAAGAACACCCAATTGCAGTAATCGGTGGCCTGTTTTGCCGATGCTTCGTCTTGAGGGCCTTGTGGCTCAAAGATAACAATATTATCTGAGCCTGTGAAAATACGAACTAAGCTAGGTAACGCACCATCAATTGCTTCTGCTACTTCTCCAGTAACAATCTGAGATTTACCCTCAACTTCATTGCCATATGGCTGTCGGAGATACGCTTCCAGAGCCTGTTTACGCTGGTCAACAGTTTCAGTTTCAATGTAGCCAATAGCATCATCAATCTCAGCTTGGAGGATTGACTTCAGTTCGTTCTGTTGCATTTTTGTCCTTTGGAGGGCGTCCCATTCGGGGTTTGTCCAATTGTAATCCTTTTACCACATTTTCCAATAGTTCGATGCGGTTTTCAAGTTCTTTCACTTTTGGGGCTAAATTAAGCCCTTGACGTTCTAAATACATCAGACAATCCATTTCGGCATTTGGTTAATCGGTTTAGACCATGTACTGTGACCTTCATCAAGTCCAAGGGCTAAGTAGCGGAATGAGTCCGAGCCATGCGATGACCAGTCATGCAATGGACGCTCATAGAAAATCTTACGCTTCTCATCGTAATCTCTGCGGTAGTTTCTCAGGCAGTTCAGCCCTGTTTGGACTTTAGGAACATTGAACCAACACCTTGGCAATAGTCGCCTTACCGCTTGAATACCATCATCTAAACCCATCCTCGGGGCAATCTTTATCTCTAGTCCTGCTTCCTCAAGCATCTCTAAACGGCTTTTCCCAGAGCCTAACTCTCTGACCCTAACGTCATGGGGCAGAATATGCTCTGCTTTGGCATAGTCATTGTCCCTAATCCACTTCACATAGTGGTCTAGTCCAACACCATGATTCTCGTAGTAGTCAATTAGACGCACCTCAGTACCCACTAACTGAGCAACCCAGATAGAAGTTGAATCACCCATACCCAAGTCCCAAGCAGTAAAAGTACGGCTCAGTTCCTCTCTGGGAATCTCTTGCATATGGTGCTTGTCTTCCAGTTCATTGAGAATCTGACCATAGTAAGAGCCTTCTACAGCAGCGTCAAAGCTACATTCAAACTCTTGTCGGTACTTGTCCTCACCCATCTCATTACGAGCAGCCTTCAGTTCTGTATCGTCCACTACCCCTGTTTCAGAGGCTTTGAACTCTAGCAAACCCCATCCTTCTTCAGTTTCTGCCCTGTCTCGCAGTTCTTTGAAGTGGTTGTGACCTTTGGGTGTACCAATGAACATACACCAGCCTTTTCTGTCGGCTAGTGCAGGTCTAATAATGTCTGTCCAAATCTTAGGATTCTGGTCACCAATCTCGTCTAGGATTACCCCATCAAAGTATTGACCACGCAATGCTTCTGGATTGTCTGAGCCATAAAGCTGAATACGCCTACCCCAGAAGTCAACTCTCAACTCAGAGATATTGCTACTGCCTCCTAGTGGGTCAGCATACTTAACGAGATAGTCCCAAGCCACTCGTTTAGCTTGTCCATAGGTAGGTGCAATGTATGCGTATCTAGGTGCTTCCTTCTGATTGAGAATAGCGTCCTTGATTAGATGGTTAATTGCAGAGACAGTCTTGCCCATGCGCCTATGAGCAACAACAACACCAAAACGCTTACTGTCCATCAGTTCATGGATAGCAAGCTGTTGTTTTCTGGGTGCGTAAGGTATTTCGATTACTTGGCCCATTGGACGCTTATCTGAATGTCTTTACCTTCTTCTCCAGTTACCTGAAGGGGCAAGACTTTGCCGATTAGTCCCATGAACGCCTGTGGATGGCTCTCTGCCTTATCCATTAGATAAGAAACACCACCTGCGCCTTCTAAAGCCTCCAGAATCATCTCTCTAAGGATTGCATTGCCCTTATCAAGACTTCCTTTAGGTCTTCCTGCGCCTTCTCTCGCTCCACCACGAGATGAAATGTTTGATTGTTTTTCAATCATGTTTGACTCCTCTAGGGTTGGTCAAGGTTAGTATCTACTCACAACGAGTAGATTAAGTATATCACTTCATCCTGCCCATCTTTTTAGCAGCTTCTGCCATAGCAATGGCGATGGCTTGGTCACGGCTTTTTACAACCTTGCCACTTTTGCCAGAATGGAGAGTACCTTCTTTGTACTCACCCATTACCTTGCCAACTTTCTTCTGACCAGCTTTTGTCATTTTCATAGCTTCTTCCAGTAATTCCTAGGCAATCTGTTGTCCACTTGCTCTTGGGCTGTTGCCCACCGAACATTACCAACCTCGTAGTTTCCTAATGGATTTATTCTATCAAGAGTACATCCAATAGGTCTAACACCAATACAGTCAATTAACTCTTGCAATGAATTGAACTTAAATTCAACACTTTCATAACAAGCATGGTGTTTTGCACCAAGTTTACATCTTTGCTTCGCTTTATAGAAGCTATCTCTTGTTCTCTTTAGTTCTGGGTTATTTACAACACCAGTACCTTTTCTACTATGCTCTTTAAATTCAAATCTTGTTCTGTTGTGGCATGGTTTGCAAATCAAAGGCTTGTTTAACTTCTCAATCCTTTTTATTACATCCCTCCTAACTATTCTTTTTTCATTACAGCTAGGGCAAACAACTTCATTACTTAAATTACCATTTGACATACAACCTCCTGTTTTAGAGATTGTATCACCATTTGGTTTTATCTACCACTTCACGCGATTACTCCAGTACGCAGCACTCATCTTACCCTTGGCAATATTCTCTGCATGACGAGCCTTAAATGCTTCGTTACGCTTAGAGCCATCAGGTGAGCCTTTTACGCCTTGTTGACCAAAGCGAATAAGTTTCACATCCTCACCACTCTTTGCCAAAACAGCATGAGATTTAGTGGGGTGATTAGGAGTCTTCTTAGGCTTGTTATAGCCAGAAAACTGCTCTGTGCCACGCTTAATCATTTCTTTTTAGCAGTCTTAGCTGCTTGCTTAAACGCAGACGCAGTTGGCGCACCCTTCGAGCCAACTTTACGCATACGCTCTGGAGTTTTACCAGCAGCTTTTTGCGCTTCAATTCGCTTTTGTTTAGCATGAATGTTAGCGTACAAGCCGTTCATTTTTTAGGCTTCTTTACTTTGTTCTTTGCAGTACGCTCACCACGCACAGGCATAGGCTTAGGCTTCTTCATCAGCTTCTGCATCATCTCCAGAGCCTGTTGATTCGTTGTTCCCATTGTCTTTCTCCTGAGTAATTGGCCCACCACTAATCCATGCTTCGCAGGTACGCTTAGAAGCACACTTAAAGTCAAACATCTCGCAATAACCTAAGTCACCAGCGTCAATGACTTCCCATGCGTCCATCTCGTTATCGCCCATCTCCAGACCAGATTCAATGCAAGACAGCATCTTAGGCGTTTGGATAAAAGCAGCGCAGTTACCGCAACGTGACTTCTTAGCTTGCGCAGGGGCAATACGCCAAGCACGAGAGATTTCACGCCAGTAATCCATGTTGGATTCGTTGGGATTCATAGGGCCATAGTTAGCCTTTTCAATCGCCTTCTCACGATTCTCAAGATTGACAGCTACATCACCTGTCGCAACTGGACAGGATTCGCCCTTCTTCTCTTGGTTTTGTATCTCAATCTCGATTTTTACTGATGGCTCAAGTAGTCCAGACATGGTTGTCCTCATGGAGTTTGCGTCATTTTCGCACAAAAAAAGAGAGAACTCAATCTCTCTAAGGAAACCAAATGGCAACTTGGTTAGGAATATTGTGCCTTATCCAATAAGTTTTGCAAGCGTTTCGTTTAATACCGACATTTCGTCATGTTTCATAACTGACCAAATCCTAGATTGTCCGTGAATTCCGTTATGTGGCCCTTGATGGCAGTCTCTACAAAGTGGAATACACAGGTACTGGTGATGCTGTTTAATGTGATGAGCATCGCTTGGCCCTGCCTGACCACATACCCCACAAGGCATCTCTTTAATCCTTGCTAAGTGTAGTCTTTCACGCTTTGTAAAACTGTTATTCAATTTCTACCACCTTATCACCTCGTGACTTTATGTAGTCTTTTGTTTTCTGAATGTATCTCTCAAACTCACTTCGAGGGATACTGGACTGCTGCAAGTCTGCGAATTCAATCAAATCACGACAGGCTTGGATTCCCTCCGCATCTAAAATGACACGCATAGTTTTTTGATAGTATCCAGATGCTTTATGGAGGCTTGCTTGTGCCTTCTCGCATATTGGTAGCACTTCAGGCCCTACCCCTGCTCGCCCCATAGTCTCTGCTAAATTAAGCACATCAACAAGACTGCGCCAGTCATGAATAGTTCCTCTGCCCTTGGTAATCGCCTCAAGTGCGGAATACTCCATCATTCGGAGTTTGTCCAACTTCTCCCTGTGGGTTATTGACGCACCCACTATCGCATGAGTTATTGGGTCTATC